TCTATGTCAGCGTTGAGCGCCGCAATGTTGAGCACCGACTCGTTGTCCACGAACGTGTCTTTCTTCACGATGAGTATTGCGCTCAGGTCCGAGTCTTCTTTGCAGCAGTCCACAAATAGGCTCAGCGCGTTCAAGAATACGAAACGTCTGCTCAGTGGCAAGCTGTCCAGCATCTCTACGAACTGCTCATACTCAGCCCTGTCCATTTAGGAACTCCTCTAGTTGGTGAAGGTTGGTCTCGTTGATCACAAACGTCGTGCCGCCAGCGGCACGGATGTCAGCTAAGTGCTTTTCTTGTAGTGCGGTGGTCTGCCCCTTTCCGGCTTTTGCCTCAATGCCAATGAAGTGCCCATCGTGACAAACAAGGAAGTCCGGCACGCCGCTGTTGCCATAGCCCGTGCCAATCGGCATGGCGTAGTACGTCCTTGTTTTGTCCAAGATTTTACGTATATGTTTCTTAACTGTCGCTTCGGGAGTTGCCATTGCAAAATCCTTGTGTTGGGTAGGGGGGAAATGTAGATTCCGCGCCCCCCTGATTCGCGGTGAGGAGACGCAGTGTGTGGACAACGCACACTGCTCAGCAAAGGCCCACATCTACAAGGCGGGCACCCCTCTGCTGGTACATGCCCAATGGGCATTAACGCTGTACTGACAGCACCTCGATCAGTTTCTGTGTGTAGTGTGCCGCCTTCTTGATCTCTTGCAAAGCTTCATCCTTGGACCCCATCCGCATGAGGTACTTGAGTGCGTTGCCACGGTAGAAGCCGATCTGCTGCTCGAGCGGCCACGTGTCCACCACATCCCAAGGCTGCACGCGCAGGGTCTTGTAGTGCGCACCGCCTACTTGTATATCACGCGCTGACGTCGAGTCCACGTTTTCTCTCCCGATATCGTTTCATGGTTTCGGAACGGGTCGTGCGGCGGCGAGGTAGATCGTCGCCTTTGCCCAGTGCATACACGGGGATGCTGTCCCGCCCTAAGCTGTCCTGTTGCCACTGCGTGATGTGCACAACGCCTTGCTGTCGCAGTTCGCGAAGCCATGCCTGCGCGGTCACAAGATGAACGTCTGCTTCACTCGCTAGCCGGGATGCCGTCGTCGGGCCGTTGTGCAGTACCGCAATGGTCTTAGCCATCTTGGTGTGATTGATCTTCCTCAAAGCCGAGTCTCCTCCGCTTGAATGCGGACGGTCTGTACCAGAAGCCGAGTCTGCGCAATTATGGCTGGCCCCATTTCTACGGCGTCTGCCCACCGCCTTTCGACGAGTAGCTGCTCGTAGGTTTTCAACATGTGCCGCAGCGTAAGCAGTGGGTTTGCGTAGTCGTTCATAGGTTGTCCTCGTTGTATAGGGTGCTCTTCCACATCGTGACGACATGCATGTGGTTGTGGCTCTGTGTCGGTGTGACTTGTCGGACTGGGAAGATCCAGCCCATTAGCTTCAGCGCTCTCACGCCTGAGACCCACACGTTGGGGTGCAGTTCCTTGGGGCGAGCGAGTCCGCGCACCCTACAGTTTGCTCGAAACTCATCGCCGAGAACAAGCGGTTTCGAGGTAAGCAACTCTTTAGCCAACTCAAGGTAGCCTTCTACGAACTCAGGGCTGGTGTTGTACGCCTTGGCCCAGCACTTCTGAGCCAGTTCATAGGCGTTGTCCATACGGTCGTCTACCATTTTGCTTCTCCTATGTCAGTCATCATATCCGCGAACGTGTGGGTAGCTCGTTGTCCACGTGTTTGCCGGTTTGACGATTGGGGGCTTGTTGGGGGTGGGGTCGCTTGGCTGTACGCTATCAACGTCTTTGGAAACGGCCACTCTACGGTAGTTCCACTTCCAGACGTTTTGATTGTTTGGGGAAGTTTTTTCGCTGATGATTTTCCCTTCATTGACTAACGCCCTCATCGCAGAGTTAACGGCTGTCCGCCCCACTAAAAAGTAGTTAGACAGTTCTTTGGTTGTAACGCCACCTTTTCGTCTTCGCATGTGGCGCTCTAGTTTTTCTTTTACGGTCATGAAACTTATTCCAGTGAATTAAGAAACTCGTCCAGCTTGTCGTGCAGTTCTTTCCTAGCCAGCTCGCCCATCGTGCTCGTTAGCATCTGCGTCTTTGAGTACCGCTTGATGATGACCTCGTTGGTGTTGGCAAGGTGTTCTTTCAGATCCGCACCCGCTTCAAGATTGAATTCTTTGTCGGTCACGATCAGTCGGTACAGCGCTTTGTGTACGCTCATGTGTTCTTCTCCTTATACGTTTTCAAATTACTCTCTGTGGGCCACGGCAGACTACCCATTTTTCGTTTGCCAAATTCGCTCATGGATTCACATAAGTACAAATTGGACAGCCGGTTATCTAACCCTTGGTTGTTTATGTGAATGACAACTTCGGTGCGCTTGATCATCCTCCCTAAGTATTTTGAAATAATCATCCTATGTTCAGCCATGTATTTGCCTACATAGTCTTGGCGTTTTCCAACCAACACAAACTTGTGGTTAGCATGATGTTGCACGTATTCTCCACCCCGAAACCCAGCAGCGTTCACTCCTGAGAAAAAAACATTTTTACATTTAGTAGAGCATGTGTACTGCTTTTCTTGTTTTTCTCTACTTCTTGGGTAAAACATTACGCCGCAAACAGCGCAAGGCTTTTCTTCAAATGTGCGTGCCCCTAATGTAAAGCACCGCTTTGAGCAGTACAACCTTCGTCCATCCCCCCACGTTGCTGTTGATGATCGCCTCGCTGTAAACACAGAACCACAATACAAACACGCTTTATCTGTTGGTTGTACACAGTTCCCTAAAAAACATTTCCGACTACAAAACCTTCTATCCGCACCGTGGTCGGGACGCGCCAAAAATGTGTCATTGCAGTTTTGGCATGTGTACTTTGTGCGAGGTTTCGTGCCTGACTTGTTGTTGCATGTAATAGAACAGAAGCGGGATTTATCTTTTCTAGCATTCGGGCACATGTACTCCTGTTTGCAATACTCGCAAGTCTTAACAACAGGCGGCCCGTACGTCATGTGTTCTTCCCTTTCTTGTCTATTGGTTGCATAGCTTTGCTCAGCATCTGGTCGTGCTGCCGCTTCATTTCTTTTACCGTTGCGAGAATTTCCTCGATCTGCTCAATCGTGTATTCGCCTTCGGGCAGGTGGAATCTCGCAATTTTGTAGGTTTTGATTTCTTCGGTCATGTGTTCTTCTCCTTCAGCTTTGCTTCGATCAAGCGCACAAATGCCTCTTCCCATTCGCTATCAGCGATGTGCTTTACTTCCTCATCTGTCAGCCCGACCCATTGACGTGGTTCAAGCCTAGGCCAGACTTCGAACAAGTTATAGAACTTTCTTTTGTGGCCGCTGATCTCTCGTTGCGTGAACCCGGCGATGAGTAGTACGGCGTTTTGTTTTTCATTGATCACGGCTCTCCCCCTCGATACCTAACATCTCTGATACGTCTTTAACCTTGACGTAGTCAAACTGCCATAAGCCAACTAACTTTTCTGCTGCCTCGTTTGCCTCTTCCAAGGTTTCATGCGTCGATTGCACATTAGCCAGCCCGCCACAGGGATAGTAGGTACACCAAGCTACCACCCAAAAAACTTTCATGTGTTCTTCTCCTTCAGCTTTGCTTCGATGGCGCGGGCGTAAGACTCAATGCACCGGTCGTATTTGTATTGCACTTCGCTGGATGGAAGGTGGTATGACTCAAGCCCGGCTTTTCGATACAGACCATACCGCTCCTCATCCGTCAGCCCAACCCACTCACGCTTCACAACCTCTACCGGGTCTTTATCTACTCTGTCGTCGTAGCAGGAACATCCTCGTTCCCAGCACTCTTTGCTAACCAGCATGGTTCTTCTCCTTTAGCTTTGCTTCGATAGATTGGGTGTAATGAACCACCTCATCTGGCGACAAAAACATGGTGCGCCCGTCGCTACGGTTGCCTCCAAGTATGCTGTGTCCTGTCACCCTCTCCCACTCGTCCTCGATCTCCTTATCTGTCAGCCCGACCCATTGGCGCGGTGCGGTGTAGAGCGGTTGCCAATACTTTCCAATCATGTCTTCGCTGGGATCGGTAGTGAAATGCGTCTTGTATTTCTCTTCATGGAACCAAGCCACCGGCTTCGCCTTCTGCCGCGCACAGGTCAGGCACCCCTCACCGGGGATCATGGCCCTCCAGCCGCACTCGTTGCACAACTCCAGCGCAGTCTGGTCGTACTGTTCGATGGCAGCACGGAGGTTGTCCATCGCTCCGTCGATTTCACCCGGCAAAGCAACTACAGCGTCTTCGCCAATGCTTAGCTTGTTGATTTCGATCAGAACGTCCAGCGCCTGTCGCATGACCGCGATGCTCATGATGCGTACCCATCCGAAATGACTTTCGCCTTGGCTTCCTCTATCGCACCGATCAACATCAACCGATCAGGCACCATCGACGTTTTGATCTTGAACTGACCACGATCTTTCCAGAACGACAGAATGATCACCGTGTCTGGGTTCTCGTCCATCACATCTTGCAGAGCTTCTTGTGCGGCTTCTTTG